CTAATGCTTTAGGATGTATCTTATCAACATTAATTTTAACAGGGAACCTATCTTTCAATGCCATAGGTAAACTCTCAGGTAGAGAGTTCGTAGTTGCAATAACTGTAAATCCCTTAGCAGGCCTTACTGTTTCTTTGTTGTCATTGTTTAATGTCAATTGTGCTATATCTTTGTCATCTAATATTGCATGCAAGAATGTCATAGCGTCTGGTGATGCGTGGTCAATTTCATTGACTACTAATCTTCCACCTCTTCGCCATGCTTGTATTGCAATACCGTCATGCCATTCGAATGAACCACTACTATTAGGTTTATAAAAACCCTCTAGGTTAGCACTCGCAGTATCTTCAGTCATAGTTATTTGATATACATTTGGTTCGCCTTCCATTGTATATCCTATTTTGTTAGTCGCAGCAGCATATGTTTTACCTGTCCCTGGTGGACCGTATAACAATATTCTGTCTGAGTTACCGATAGCATTATCTATCGCTTTCCAACAGTTTTTCATGTTTTCCTTTCCTAAAATGGATTAAAAGGTACAAATCTACAATATATCTCTATAAATCCATCTTCATTTTTTCTTTGCTTTATCTCAAACTTACCTTTATTTATTAAGTGTGAGATATTCTTTTGTTTCATATGTTCTATGTTAGATTTAACACCTGATATCCATTTATCAGATGTTCCAAGAACATACCATTCTGTAGGTGTTGATAATAAAGTTCTTACTTTCTCATCAGTTAATAGAGTTGGTTGTTTACCACTTCTATTAATACCTGCAGCTGGGGGATTTTTTCTTTCAAGTTTACTCTTCTGAATCGTCACGTTTACCTAACCATTCTTCTACATCATCTACAAGATGTTCTCCCATATGGTCCATATATTCTACAGTAGTTGACATAGCTGCATTCTGCATTAATTCTTCATTATCAGCTAATACACATTGTATAGCAGTAGGTTCTGCCATATAGAATTTATGAAATATTTCTTCTCCAATTAAAAACTCTCTAAAATCATTTACAGTTTTCCAATCAAAATCTACTGGTGTATCTGTTTGTTCTAGATTACTTTTGCTTAGAATCTTAAAGAATCCTGTTAATACTTCCATCTTTCTATATCTATCTAGTTCTAAAGCTTGCATGATTGCTTCTTTAGCATTGCTTGCTTCGACTATATATCTAGTAGTTAATGATGGTGCGTCTATATGTGCTACTCTTGATGCAAATAAATCATTATTTACTGCTTTATTCAAGTAAGTACATATAACATGATACTTTTCTCTTCTATTATTTCTTAATTCAACTGATTCATGTTCAGAGAACATAGATGTATCATCACTATGTTCATGTCCACATTCACAGTTTTCTTCTTTTGCCATTTTTTTCTCCCTCCTATTAATAGCTTGTAACACATAGACAATCCTTACATTACTTAAGTGAGTGATATCTGGGTAAGATATGTGACATAATGCCTACTTCATATATGGCACGCCATATATGCTATATCTATGTGCTACAAGCTATCAACATGTACATATACAAGGGTTGTATATTATCAATCGCTTGATTGTTGATAGCTTCTAACCTGCTGGGATTAGAATTTAAGTGCCGTAAAAATAACTGCCATTGTTCCTTATCTCATAATTTTGATAAGGTGTTCGACATCCATTACACCACCATAAATCTGTGTCAATGTCTTGATGAATTTCATCTCCACATTCACAAAATTCTTTCTTACTTTCTTCATGTAAAGCCATTAAAGTTTTTTCTACTTCTATTTTCTTTAATATCTTTTTAATAAAGTTCATTCTTCTTCCCCAAACATTTCAATGAAACATTTAGGATGGGTTCCTGTCATTATTTGTTCTCTTAAATCTTTTTCAATATAAGGAAACAAATCCTGAACTAATGGTCTAAGATATCTTGATGTGTACTTCCAAGTAGCTTCGTCTGCTTTCTTTACTCGTACATAACCTGTATCTCCGCAATGAATACACATAGGTGTAAACATCATGGTCCATTCATCTGCTTTTGGTTTATTCAGGGATATCAAAGTCTGGCTCCCATACTTCTAACATATCAAGGCTATAACTAATAAAGTTCTTATCTTTCCCAGCTTTAGTATTACTACCTTTTTCTATAACCTTATGTATATTATCTGTTATTTCTTCTTTTGTCATTTCTTCTGGATATGTAAATGTGACAGTTAAATCTTGTGTATATTGTCTTTTGTTTGTGTTCTTATATACATATAGTTCATCTCTGTCATCAAATTCATAACTCATGTCTGGTCCTCCCATTATTCCTCCTCTTCAACAGGCATACCAACATATTTAGCAACAAGTTCTATCATCTTCTGATGTGTTTGTAATATATCATTGATGCGAACTAAAGTATCTGCTATATCTACATTTACTGTATGTTGATTGTAATCTTCCCAATCTTTTTCTTTTTCGGTATAGTCAACCATTATTGCTCCTCTCCTATATTATTCATAGCAATTTTCTTATTAATATTATATATCATCATCTCTAACAACATTCCTGAATGTCCTGAAATCATGTCCATAATATTCTCATTTTTACTCCACATATCTAATTCTCTTAACATGAATATTAATATGTCATTCTTTTGTGCTATTGTTAATTGGTCAAGCATTTCTTGATACTCCAATTGTATAGCTTTCATTTGTGCCATTTATCCTCCTTAATAGATAGCTTGTAACATATAACTAGAGATTATAAGGACTTATATAACTAAAGATTATAAGGACTTGCAATTTATTACGACATTAACCTTATATTTTAGCGAACCTTATATTTTAGCGTTCTCTCTATAGTAGATAGTCTCTTTGCTATATGCTACAAGCTACCTACTTTTATAGATAGCTTGTAACACACAACCAGCAATATCGTCATATTACCTACCCCCTAAGACAAACTTAGGGTTACTTTGAACCTACTGTGTTTATATTCTTTAAAGTACTAATAAAATATACAATGGGGACACCAGCCTTCCATTGACGAAGCAGTTTCTTCACTCCCTTCGGTTCGATTATGTGCTACAAGCTACCTACTTTCAGTGGTTAAGCAACAGGGCTAGTTCTTAACTCTTACTAATAGATAGCTAATCTTCGTCTCCCTTTTTCATTCAGGGGCAACGCAATCTCCCTTTTATTTTAAGAGATTTTATACCATTTACTTCCTTTATTATTGTCGCGTTAGCGACATCGAAGGTTAAAAAAAAAGCTAGAAACAGCTGGAACATTACTGCTCCAACTGTTCTATCTTTTATTATCTAACTAGGGTTATTTTCATTACTTGGATATACATACACAGTGTCATCTTTAACTGGTGCATTCCAAACATCTGTTATAATTAGTCTGTTATCATACTTAACTTCCCCGCTCTCTGGGTCTGTCCAAGTATTTCTTTCAATTCTACCACCTACTTGTATTCTCATAAATGGTGCTTTATAGTCTTCATTAATAGGTTGTTCTTTTAATGCTTCTGCTATTTCAACAGCTACATCATCAAATGCACTAGCTATAAATGATGCTTTCTTTCCCTCAGTTCCGTCCTTAATAAAGTTAAGTCCGTTAATCCAAGGTGTTCCTGCGTCTGATACACCTGTTCTAGGTTGTCCGTCTTCAGTTACTGTAGTTAGTACTCCGATATGTACGAATTTGTTAATTACGCTCATATCGCCTTGATAGTTTTTAAGTAGTTTATTCATTTTTTATCCTTTCATAAATAAATTATACTTATTACAATAGAGAATAGATTAAGAGAAACCGTTAGGTTTCTTATTTTAACTATTCTTCTCTTCCTTATCTAACCACCATTTGGTAGTCATTCTGTATTCATAACATGGATTACAAAATGTTAGTCCTGCCATTGGTAGTTCATTGGTTTTACATATTGTACATTTAGTTTTTACACTCATATGTTTCCTTTCTATATATAATACCTCTCACTTCACTCGCTTTAAAACTCCTTTCAAGCTCAGAGTGCAACTGAAGTGAAAGCTATTAGTTATTTAAGTAGTACAAATTCATAGCAGTAAATATAATAATTATCCATGCTAGTTTTAATAAATTATTCATTTTTACCTTTCTTATTACTATAGAGAATGATTAATGAGTAATCGTTAGATTACTTCTTCTCACTTTTATTCTAAATATTCCCCCAAATGCAGGCTTAAAGATAGGGGAATTGTTACACTCCCCTACCTAACTTGCATTACCTTTCAGTTGCTACTAATTCTTTTCTAGCACATGAGTTGCAATACTCGGTTACGAGTTTATTACCTGGTGCTTTCATATTGAAAGGCGATGGAAGGTCTGCACAACGCTCTTTTTGGGCGTCTGATAACCAACTACCGTCTTCAATTACACAATGCATATCATATTTTGGCAAGTCTGTAGCTTTACATTTAGTACAACTATAGACTTGGTAGATTATCTCTTTAGGCATAGTATCTCCTTAGTTAGATTACTGTAGAGAATAAAGTTAAAGAAACTGTTAGGTTTCTAATTCTACCTACCTACATAATTAATAGAAAGTATGTAAGCAAGATGGAACATATTACTTTATATCACAACAGAGAATGATGAATTAGAATGCGTTAGCATTCAAGTGTCGTTAGAATGGGTTAGCTGATACAATGTTAGACCTACACATGTCAATCTGGCCATTCGTTAGATACTATGTATGTAGAAAAAAATATGTTGGTAATTCTGTATGGTGTTCTTGGGTAGGGGCGGGCCTATAATATAAGGTTTATTTGATTAATCAGTCTTACTAAGTCCTTGAGTATTCGGTTTGTGTTTCTACTGTATACTTCCGTATCCCGAACTTTCTGCCTCCCGATGGCACCTTCACTTGTAACTTAAATCCTTCTCAATGTTTGTAATTATTATCAATATAGCATATAATTAAATCTACGCAACCATCTACAGAGAGGTAGATTTATGGCAAGAATAGTATGTCAAGCGAAAGGATGTAAGAACTGGCTTAAAGGTAAGCAACGTAAGTTCTGTTCTGAGCAATGTAATAAGAGAACCTGGGCTCAAAAGAAGAGAGACGGTAAAGAATTACCAACTAAACCTATAAATCAGGAATTTAAATCAGAAGAAGGGAACTATGCTTCTATACGTAGAGGTAGATACTATGATGAATTTAGAGAGAGATGGGCAGAACCTTTAGCTACAGGAGAGATAACCACAATGGACGTGGCCTCACAGCTTGAATGTACGTCAGCAACCGTATCACGTATGCTCGCTGCATACAAGATAGACAGAACTACAGAGATAAAAGCAGAAGGTTGGGAAGTAACTGAAGAATCAATTAATGATTTAGAAAATTTTTCTAGCTTCCGCAACAAATATTTTGCTACAGAAACGGGGGAAAAGTATGAGACTGCTGACTTTCATATGAATTGGATAAATAATATTAATGACTCTATAGCTAACGGTAAAGAGCTTTTAATATTAAGTCCACCTAGGCATGGCAAGACAGAACTATTAATACACTTCGCTGTCTACCAGATAATGAAGAACCCTAACATAAGAATCATGTGGGTAGGTGGAAACGAAGACATAGCTAAGAACGCTGTGAGCTCTGTGTTAGACCATCTAGATGAGAATGAAAGACTTAGAGAAGACTTTTGTCCTCCAGGTAAAAACTTTAAACCTGACAATAGGTCGGGAAAGAATTGGTCACAGAATCAATTTACTGTAGGTACAAGAACAGTACCAGGTATTAAATCTCCAACAATGGTTGCTGTAGGTAAAGGTGGAAAGATACTTTCAAGAGACTGTGACTTAATAATTGCAGATGACATTGAGGACCACCAGACAACAATGCAACCTGGTGCTAGAGAAAATACCAGACAGTGGTGGACAACAACTCTTTCTTCAAGAAAAGAAGAACATACTGCTGTTGTAGTAATAGGTTCAAGACAACACTCTGATGATTTATATCACCACTTACTTTCTAATGATAGTTTTACAACAATAGTTGAAACAGCACACAGTATAGATTGTAATATACCTGACCATTTAACTGATGAACATAAAAGCTGTATGTTATGGCCAAGTAAGAGAACACACAAATGGTTGATGTCACGTATGCAAGCTGCAGAGACTACTGGTGGTAGACAGATATACGAAATGGTTTATTACAACCAGGCATATGTAGAAGGTACACAAATCTTTACTATGAATATGATTGACCAATGTATGAGACCTGACTTTGTTTTAGGGCAGGTACCAGGTAACTTACATTTAGTTGCTGGACTTGACCCTGCTTCTTCTGGATATCAAGCTGCTGTTCTATGGGGAATAAATGCTTATAGAGGAGAACTATATCTTATAGATATTGAAAATAGACAAGGTGGAGGAGTTAAACATGCTCTACAGATTATGTCTGACTGGTTTCATAAATATGATTTACAACATTGGATTATTGAAGAGAATGGTTTTCAATCTGCTATTAGACAAGATGATAAAATAAAAGAATTTGTTTTAAGAAGTGGTATTACTATGCAAGGACATGTTACTGGAAAAAATAAACATGACCCTATGTATGGTGTAGGTTCTATGGCTGGATTATTTGAAAATCAAAAAATATTTTTACCGACAGGAAATTCTGAAAGTCTTGCTAAAGTTAATGCTTATAGACAACAATTATTATACTTTGATGGAAAGCCTGTAACTACTAGGAATAAAGAAAAGACAGATATTGTTATGGCAGGATGGTTTCCAATGAAGGTATTTAGAAGAATGAACAAAGAGCAGTTAGCGACAATGGGATTAGATTATAACGCAAGTTTCACAGACTTTGATAGAACCGACTATAATGAGGCACCATGGGGATAGAAAATTTAGGTCTTAAGAACTATAAAGAAATAGTTGATAACGC